CCGCAGAGTGATGTTGCGTTCAGGCTCATTGCACAAAACGGTTATGGTGGTAGTGCACTGAAGCTCATTGGTGGTGCTATCAAGTTCTATTGCGCCAATGGCATGATCATCGGTGAGCACGAGAGCGTGTATCGTAAGCACACACGAGGATTGGTCATCGGTGATCTTGGTGTGCAGGTTGGTAATCTGCTGCAACGCTTCGCTAAGTCACAGGAGGAATGGAAGCGTCTGACAACGATTGCTGTTGAGCGTGCAGCAACCATGCAGATGTTCCGTGATCTGTGCAGCACTGAGTTGCTTGCTGATAGGCTGTTCACCCGCTGGGGTGTGGAGCGTGATAACCTCGGTAGCAATGCATGGTCTGTGTACAATGCAATGACCTATTACGCATCGCACAACGAAGGTGAGTTCGCTGTGAAAGCAAGCAGCGACGCTAATGAGCACAGCATCATGTTGCAGCGTGAGCAGCGTGTTGCTGCATGGTTGCAGAGTGCTGCATGGAAGAGCTTTGTTGGCTTGACATAGGCACATAAATGTGCTCTAATACAAAATGAGGGAAAGGCGTGCACAGGTGCTTAACAGCGACTCGCAGCCGGTGCACGCCCTACGGCAGCATACAGTTATTGGAGCTGTATGCTGCTGCCATCGCTATAGCTACCTATCGATGAGTGTGCTGGTAGCGGCACATCATGCGTCCTAATTCTCTGTCGATCTCTGGTAATTAGGATAACGCAACACAGTGCGGTGTTGTATTCGATAGGCCATCATCAATAGCTACCTATAGGAGTCTAGTTAGATGTCTGCCACTAAGAGTACCGCTGCTATCGCGCCAACTCTGATCATGAACAAGATCAAGAACGGCTTCGATGCACTCGGTAAGAAGAACGGCACCGCTGCTCCGCAGAGTGCCAACAACCTTGAGAGCATTGCGTGGGATTACCACGTAGCCAGTGAGCTTTCACGGATGGCTGAAGCGCGTAAGCGTTCTGCTACTGCTGCTGCTGTCAAGGCTGGTGTCTTGATTGACCCGGCGACTGAGCCGCGTGATCCTGGCACCAACGAAATCCTGTTCAGTGGTGAGCATGTGCAGGTGCAAGTGAGTGTGCGCTCACCGACTACCAGCTACAACATCGATGCTATCAGTTCTTCGTTGGTGCGTCAGGGTGTCAGCACTGATGTTGTCACCAACGCCATCATCGACGGTACGCGACAGAACCGTGCACCGCATACGTTCAAGACAATCGTGCTCAGCCCCAAACAGGAAACCGAATTCTAGCCTGTGACTTGACGGAGCATTGCGGACGCAGCACAATTCGTGCTGCGTCCGTTTTGTCATATGGAGAGCCCAATGAAAGTAATAAGCATGGAAGCATACAAACAGCAGTTGCCACTGATACCGCCTAAGACGGAGCACAAACAAACTAACGGTCACAAGTACAAGTTGCAATTCGATCCTAATGCACCAGTAGGTAAGCAGTGGGTGTGGTCACTTGCGTTCATACGCACGTACTATTACGAAGGATCGAGTGCAACCATCGAGGCTGCTGATCGTGCTGTGTTACGCAAGATCAAGGAGCTAACAGGAAAATGATCGATTCCGTTATCGAGCGCGCAACCATCAACCAGATGGCTGTTGATGAGCTTGACCAACTGCTGATTACGATCCGTGCTCGGCGTGTTGAGAAGATTAAGAAGCTAGAGAAGCTTGCAGGTGTGCGTGCAGATGATGCACAGCTTATCACCTTCATGCTCTTTGAGAAGGCACTTGCAACAGCAAAGAAGGAACTCAAACAACTAGAAGCACAGGACAAGAAGTTCGATACCGCGTTGCACAAAGCGCGTGTGCTCGCAGTCGAATGTGAAGCAGGAGGCTACGTGAATGGCTGAGTTTATCCGCGCACGTGATCTGCGCCGCAACATCAAGGAGCTTGGTTATGAGAAAGGAATGCAAACGTCGTTCGAGCTGCTGCTCGAAGAGATGGTAGCCAACAGACAGCTAATGGCTGAGTGCACCAATGCTGTCGTGGCGATGGCGAATGCAATCGAGGGACTCACTAATATTGCTGAAGGTATGAAGGAACGCATTGAGTCACTACGACGCACGGATCACTTGGATGGTTGAGCATGACAGTGGTAAGCTCAAAGCATCATTCAGGCTAGCGACGAAGGAGGATAGCTACCTACCCACTTACGACAACACGAAGCTGGTAGCAATGAACACCTGCCCCGTGTATGGTGTGGTGCGTTACCAGATGCACAAGCGCATGCCGACTACTGGTCGTGCAATGGCACTCGAATGCGGCAGTGCGATGCACGAAGTCTTCGCCTTCGTGCGCTTGTGTACGCTCATTGAGCAGCATCGTGATAAGCCACAGGACTGGGCGCATGATGCAATCACTCATCACGGCCTCCGTCTCTTTGGTGCTGAGCGTTTGCACGCTATCCTCAATGCAATGCGTGAGGCAGATGACGATGACATCTCTGGTGCTGCTAAGCGTGGTGCAATCTGTGTCCTCGATACCTCCGGTTTCTATGACGACCCACGGGATCGTCGCAGAACACTTGCTAACATGGAGGAAGCTGCGTTCGCTTACATCGATAGGTGGCGATGGAACGACAAGGTGTGGATGCGTGAGCCTGATGATCCGCACAGTGATGTAGGCATTGAGTGGCCATTTGACATGGTCATTGAGTTGCCTGAGCGCACGTTCCGTCACACAGGTCGCATCGACGGCATCCATTATCGTGGTGATAACCTGATATTGCATGAGAACAAGACAGCTAGTAGGCTCAACGATGCATGGGAGATGTCGTTCGCTACATCGTCCCAGGTCACTGCATATTGTGTCGCTGCGTCGCTTTACACACAATCTGTAGTGTCAGGTGCTGACATTATTGGTCTTGCCATTCCGCTGCCTAAGTCGTATGATTACGGTGGCTTGGTTCGCACCAACGCATCGCGTGAGAGTTTTCACTATGAACGGTGGCTGTCGTGGTTGAATACGACAGTGGCTATGTATGAGCAGTACGAAAACAATCCCTACGAAGCACCAATGTACACCCATAGCTGCAACCGGTATTTTCGTCCGTGCAGTTTGATACCGTTCTGTGACAGTGACACTGACGAACAGCACAGAACTATCAACGAGATGATCAACGATGAGTGGTCACCACTCGATGATAGCCATGAAGCAAATGCAGATAGCTAACTATCTACGTAGTGCAACCAAGCAAGGAGTAGTAAGATGCCATTGATCGACCGTGATAAGTTCACGAAGGAAGTCGATAAGCTGACCAGCGATGTGTCGAAGGAACTGTTGATGCAGTTGCTGCGTGCTATCGAAATCCTCGATGTCACTACTGATGAACTCGATGACCGCATCGCTGAGCTTGAGGGTGAGGACATCGGTGATCTTGAAGAAGACATCGAAGAGGATGATGAAGAAGGGAAGCCTGCTGCATGAACGTGGAAGTGGAATCACCAACACTGCTCGGCGGCGTTCCTCTCCGATCACCTGATGCAGAGAAGATCAACCTATCACTGTTGTTGTGGGGTGATGCTGGCTGCGGCAAGACTACGCTTGCCATGACAGCACCAGGACATAAGCTGGTGCTGCTGTTCGATCCTGATGGTGACATGTCAATTGCTGGTCGTGAGGATGTGAAAGTCCTCGACCTCAGTGGTCATTCATATGCACAGGTGATCGAACGCTTTCGTAGTGCTGATCCGTATGGCATCGAAGCGTTTCTCAAAGCCAATCCCAAATACGAAACCGTGGTGTGGGATAGCGTAACTGCATACTCATACATCGCATTGCAGGAGGCAGTGTCGAAGAACAAGAGCAGTAGCATCGAGCAACCAGGTATTCACGGGTTCCAGTACCGTAATGCATCTGTGTTGCGTGCAGCTACTGCGCTGATGACCATCTGCAAACGCCTTAACCGGAACATTATCTTCATCACGCACGAAGGTGTTGCGTCGAAGGATACTGCCGGTAACGTGGTCAGTGTCACAATGGCGTTGAGTGAGAGCACAACGAACCTAGTTGCTCTGCGCATCAACGAGGTGTGGCACATGACCGATACGGGAAGAGAGCATAAGCTTGCTGTCCGACCGCATCGGATGCGTAAACCCATGAAAACCCGCATGTGGAATGCGGTAACTCCTGAGTTTACGTGGCGCTACGATCCCATCAACAACACTGGTGATGGGATTGCGACTTGGTTCAACGCATGGCGCAAGGGTGGTGGTGCAAAGTTACCACTGCCTAAGTAAAAGAACGCCGCTTTGCATTGTTACATGCATCGCGGCGTTAAGTTGGACACATACAATCCAGTGGCACAAGCCCTATGCCACGTACTGTGGTATAGGCTACATCTGTAAGGATATCAAGATGGCTAACGCCGGAATCCTCGAATTCTCTACCGACCTCAGCGAAGCGAAGGCTCCCGAGCCTCTGCCTGTCGGTAGCTACCTTGGCGAAATCTTCTCAGCAGAATGGAAGGTGTCGCAGTCCAGCGGCAACACGTATGCTGCTATCCTGTTCCGCATTCATGCGGATCAGTATCCTGCTGACTACACTGACGGTGATCCCGACGGTACGACGCTCAGCTACAATCGCTTGCTGATGGTTGATACGCAGCAGGTGCGTTGGCGTTGGCGCAAGTTCCTTGAAGCGGTGGGCGCTCGCCTGTCGCGTCAGGTGGACCTCACTGAATTGCTGGGTCTCACTGGTCGTCTTGAGATTACTCATGACGAGTACGAGGGTGAGAAGCGTGCCCAGATCAGCCGCGTGAACGCCGCATAATAATCGATAGCTAGCTATTTTAACGCGCACTTGGTGTTGACATACACTGAGTGCGCGTTATCCTTATGGTGCTACATAAATAGGAGGCTATCGTGAATTCCGAAGTCGATCAGACTACTGGCCTGCCCGTGCAGGGCAAGCGCCGTCGTAGTACTGGCCCGCGTCAACAGCAGAACCGTCCGACCGCTGCATTCTTCATCGTGCAAATCCTCGATGAGAATGGCAACTCGGTTCCATTCGATCGCTCGCGTCTCCGTGTCGTGAGCATTGAGCGCAGTGCTGAGAAGGTGTTGGAGCTTGTCGAAGGTGACAACAACGACAACTCGTTCTATCTGCGTGTGATGGTGCCTGCTGCACGTCGTGGTGCACCATCCCATAGTTAGCTACGACTAATTGCTACGCCCGCGCATTCCTTCGGGTTTTGCGCGGGCGCACTACCAATCAAAAAACCTAGGACACACACAAATGAACATCCGTTTTG